GTAACACTGTATGGCATAATGGACCAGTTATCGAAGCATTGGAAAGGGGAGCTGTCCTCCTTTTAGATGAGATAGATTTAGCATCCAATAAGATACTTTGCTTACAATCTATTTTAGAAGGAAAAGGTGTATTCCTTAAAAAGATTGGTAAGTTTGTTCATCCTGCTCCGGGATTTAATGTTATTGCAACTGCCAATACTAAAGGTAAGGGTTCTGATGATGGGAGATTTATTGGTACAAATATTCTTAATGAAGCATTTCTTGAGAGATTTCCTGTAACCTTTGAGCAGGATTATCCAGCACCTTCAATAGAGACAAAAATTCTAGGAAAAGTTGCTTCTTCCTTAAAGGTAGATGATAAAGACTTTTGTAAGAGACTTGTTGATTGGGGTGATATTATTCGTAAAACATTCTATGATGGAGGTATAGATGAGATTATTAGCACTCGTCGTCTTATTCATATTTTACATGCTTATTCCATTTTTGGCGATAAGTTAAAAGCAATTCAAGTTTGTATAAACAGATTTGATGATGAAACCAAACAAGCATTCCTTGAATTGTATGATAAGGTAGATGCTACTGTTCAACTTCCAATTGACAAAGAGGAGGATTAATGTTATGGTTAATGCATGGAGTTTACTCTATTCAGAGATGAATGGAACTATGGATGAGGATTATCCTATTATGAGTAAAAATGATGAAGATGTAGTAATTTTAGGAGGTAAATCCTCTGATACTATTACATTTACAGAAGGTGGAGGTGATCAAAGTTGGTGGGCAGATGATGGGTACAGTTTGACTGGAAATCCTTATGGGGCTGGTCCTGATACTCTAAATTTGGGACCCACTAGACTTCCTGGAGGAATGGGAGAAGATCATATTAGTTTTAATACTTCGGGTTATGGCAATACTGCTTGGGATAAAAATGAATATTATGCAAATGGATATGATCCTTATCCAACAGTAGGGAGTGTAGATGAATTTAAACCAAAACCAAATTTAAAGGGACCTTCCAACCAGAAATATAAAGAGGATGAAGGTATTAGAGACTTGAAGGAGTATGTTTCTTCAACATATCAAGGACATTATACAAATAATAACTCTGATGTCCAGACCCTTGACCTTATCCACTCTGTAGGTGATGCAGAATCATTCTGTAGATCTAATGCAATTAAGTATCTTAGTAGGTATGATAAGAAAGGACAGGCAAAACGTGATATACTAAAGGCAATGCACTATTGCTTATTACTATACTACTTCAGCGGCAACACAAACGATGAAACTACGACCCATGGTTATGAAACTTTCTGATAAAACTATTCTTCTTCTTAAAAACTTTTCTTCTATTAATCAGTCTATTCTTTTTAAAGCAGGAACTAAACTTCGCACTATCAGTGTAATGAAGAATATTCTTGCAGAGGCAACGATTGATGAGGAATTACCAAAAGATTTTGGTATCTATGATTTGAATCAATTCTTGAATGGATTATCTCTACATCAGAGTGCAGAATTGGATTTTGCTAAAGATGAGCATGTAGTTATCAAAGAAGGAAAGATGCGTTCCAAGTATTTCTTTGCTGATCCTTCTGTAATAGTTTCTCCTCCAGAAAAGGAGATTACTCTTCCTTCTGAGGATGTATCATTTGTTATTACTAGTCAGCAACTAGAGAAACTTAAGAAAGCAGCATCTATTTACCAGTTGCCTGATATTTCTGCTATTGGTGAGGGTGGAGTAGTAAAATTAGTAGCACGTGATAAGAAGAATGATACTTCTAATGACTTCTCTATTGTAGTTGGTGAGACTGATAAACAGTTTGTCTTTAATTTTAAGGAAGAGAATTTGAAGATTATTCCTGGATCATATGATGTTGTAATTTCTTCTAAACTCTTATCAAGATTTACTGCTCAGAATTATGAGTTGACCTATTATATTGCTTTAGAACCAGATTCCACTTTTGAGTAATTATGTCTCGTTATAAAGTTGAAGATACTGAATTTGATAGTTGGACAGAAGCACAAGATGAGGCTGTTCGACTATTGGAGGAAGGTGAGGAGTATGTGGAGGTTTATCAATGGAGTAAAAAACATAATGCATGGGGAATGCTTCAAGAGTTAAATTTAGAACGTGGAATTGAACCTAAACCTGGGACTTGGAATACTCAGGTCTTAGCACCATATTATTGGAAATTACGTTATGAGTCGTGATGAATTTCTTTGGGTTGAAAAATATAGACCCAAGACAATTGAAGAATGCATTCTTCCAGAGAGTATTAAGAAAACTTTTCTTGATTTCTTAAATAAAGGAGAAGTTCCTAATCTTCTTCTTTCTGGACCTGCTGGGTGTGGAAAGACTACAGTTGCTAAGGCTCTATGTCATCAGTTAGGGGTAGACTATTATGTTATCAACGGATCAGATGAAGGAAGGTTCCTTGATACCGTCAGAAATAACGCTAAAAACTTTGCATCAACAGTGTCCTTATCCAGTGATGCCAAGCATAAAGTCATTATCATCGACGAGGCAGATAACACCACACCAGATGTACAATTGCTCCTTAGGGCGTCCATTGAAGAGTTCTCTAATAACTGCAGATTCATATTCACCTGCAACTATAAGAATAAAATCATTGAACCGCTCCATTCCAGGTGTGCTGTGGTCGAGTTTGGCATACGTGGACAAGAAAAACAAGAGGTTGCGGCTTCTTTCTTCTCCAGACTTAACTTTATCTTGGACAAAGAGAGGTGCGAAGCTGACAAGAAGGTCCTTGCGGAATTAATTAACAAACATTTTCCAGATTGGAGAAGAGTTTTAAATGAGTGTCAAAGATACTCTGTTGGAGGGAAGATAGATAGTGGTATATTGGCTACTTTTAGTGATGTAAGAACAAATGATCTCATTAAAAACCTCAAGGAGAAGAACTTCCCGGAAGTACGTAAGTGGGTCGTTAATAATTTGGACAATGATTCTGGCGTACTTCTTAGGCGTGTTTATGATGCTCTTTATAGCACCCTTCAAAACCATAGCATTCCTGCTGCTGTCCTCATTATTGCTAAGTATCAGTATCAAATTGCTTTCGTAGCAGATCAAGAAATAAATATGTTGGCATGTCTAACTGAACTTATGGTCGAGTGTGAGTTTAAATAATATGGAATCTAGTTATGAATTAATTGATATATTTCCTACATTAGTATTAAAGACTAATTTAAAGAAGGATTCTAAAGTAAATTCAGGGCTTATTTCTGTTTTAAATAACTCTAAAGGATCTGGTATACAACTTAATGATACTTATGTTTTAGATAATATGCCTGAATTTAAGGATTTAAAGAGTAAGATACTTTTACATATAAAAGAGTATTTTGAATATGTTTATCGTCCTGTAGATAATATAGGCATTTATATTACACAATCATGGATTAATAGAATAGAACAAGGAGGGTATCATCATCGTCATACTCATCCAAATAGTTTTATTAGTGGAGTTTTATATCTACAGACACAGGAGGGGGATCATATTCTTTTTGAAAAGGAGGATAATCCACAAATAAAAGTAGAACCAACTATTTTTGAAAGATATAATTCTTCATCATGGAGGGTTGATGTTAAATCAATGGATTTGGTATTATTTCCTTCTACATTGATGCATCTAGTTCCAGTTAAAAATTCTAAAGGAATTAGAATCAGTTTATCTTTTAATACCTTTTTAAAAGGTGTACTTGGATCACAACTATCATGTAATGAATTAGCATTATGAAAGAAGAACTTTTAGAATTATTAAAGAAGCATGCTTATAAGGAAGGAAATTTTACTCTTTCTTCTGGTAAAAGAAGTAAGCATTATATAAATTGTAAACCTGTGACTTTGAGTGGAAGAGGACTCACTCTTGCTAGTTTATTGATGTTGAAAGAAGTAGATACCCAGGTAGTGGGAGGACTTACTCTTGGTGCTGATCCTTTGGTTAGTGGAGTTTCCTTGGTATCTGCCCTAGATAGTAGGATGGTTAATGGTTTAATAGTTCGTAAAGAAGCAAAAGGGCATGGGACTCAAGCATGGATAGAAGGTCTTTTACCTC